GATCCACCTTCAAGGTCTGGGCCAACTACATCTACCTCGACACCGAAGAGCGCCGCCGATTCGCGCAAAAGGGTCACGAATACCTCATCGAGCAAGTGCAACACACTGGCACCGACACCGTCACTCTCGGTTCGGAAGTCCAAAAGCGCTTGTCTTACAACCACCCAGTCAAGGAACTCGTCTTCTGCCTCGATGACGGTACCGACAGCTGGCAAACGTCCGCCGGTTCCCCAACCGTCACCGCGAACCTCGCGCGTGGTACCACTGAATCCAACTGCTTCATCTCTGGCTCCTTCCTCGGTGCGCCAATGGCTCTCACCTCTGCGGTCGATGACCTCTCCGAAGATGCCACCGGTACCCTCGACACCTTCAAGCTTGTCCTCAACGGCCAAGACCGCTTCAAGGAACAATCGGGCAAGTACTTCAACACCGTCCAACCATTCGTTCACCACTCCGGCTCCCCAGCGCCAGGTGTCTACGCTTACTCCTTCGCGCTCAAGCCAGAAGAGCACCAACCAACCGGTACGTGCAACTTCTCTCGCATCGACAACGCCCAAGTCGCCATCAAGGCTCGCTCCGATGCGACTGGTAAGACCACTCTCCGCATGTTCGCGACCAACTACAACGTCCTCCGTATCCAATCCGGTATGGGTGGCCTCGCCTTCTCCAACTAAGTTGGTTTATTAGAAAACTTTGTAATAAAACATAAAATTTAAAAACGACACACTCGCTTTTAAATTTTATATTCGTGTATAGTAAACATACAAGATGGCCGAAGAAACGGGCAAAAGAAGTAAGACTGGTCTTTGGATTGGAATCACGTTCATGTTGATATTTCTCGCGATGATTCTTTACTTTGTCGTGTTTGACAAGGGGTTCGGTAATAACAACATTAACAGAAATATCAGAAATATGATCAACAAACATAATTAGTAAAAAATTATTTTTATTTTGAAAACTTTTTTTCGAAAAAAGAAAGTAAAAAAAATATTTTTTTTTCGAAAAACATTTTGCTTAAAGTTAAAAAATCATAAGTGTGTAAGAATGATTGAAGTTTACACAGACGGGAGCTGTCTACACAATCCAGGACCGGGTGGATGGGCGGCCAAGTGTTATGACCCCGAATTCGTGGTCGAGGGTGGGTTTCATACGAGTACGAACAATATCATGGAAATGACGGCAGTGATTCGTGCACTCGAAAAGTGTATCGAACTCGGTGAACTCGAAGTCGTGATATACACAGACAGTCGTTACGTTAAATTGGGACTCACGGAGTGGTGTAAAAAATGGATCGCCAATGGTTGGCGCACAGCCGCGGGTGGTGAAGTGAAAAATAAGGTTCTTTGGAGCCGTCTTCTAGAATTGATGAAAAAAATGCGAGTGATTAACATCGAGTGGGTGAAGGCACACTCCACGAACGCGAAAAATAACGAGGTCGATGGATTGGCGAGGCGACAGGCAAACATATTTTCTGAGAAATAACTAATGAACGACCATGTCCACCACTGGTGTGATCGTGAAGAGAGGCTCCTCAGGAGATGGGCGGAGAAAGCCGCAGGATACAGATGGCTACACAATCACGCGAGGTTACACTACAAGTGGTTGACAGATATGCTTACCTACCCCTGTATCATAATATCCAGTATCACCGGTGTCGGTGGTTTTGCCGTCCTTAACCCGAGTGATGATAATATTTCGTCCGATATGAGAAGGAATATTATCATTTTCCAATACACGTTTGCGTTCCTTAACGTCATCGCAGGTATACTCACGTCTGTATCCAAGTTCAGTAACAGCTCCAGTATGATGGAAGCGCACTCGTCTATGTGTATACAGTACTCCAAATTTTATAGAAATATAGACATGGAATTGTCCCTAGATGCTGAACATCGAAGCATGGATGCTCTAGAGTTTGTCAATAAACAGAGACAAGAATACGATCGCCTTTTAGATGAGGCACCTGATATACCACACTCTACTATATGTGAATTCAATAAGACCTTCCCGGATAAAGATAACAAACCAGACGTGTGTAACGGTCTAAACGTGATAGAAGAGTCTTCGGATAACGGTTCAGATACCAAAGTCAGACACGCGATCGCGCGGTGGCTCAAAAGAAGTCGAGGTAACAAATCATTTGAACTTTCTAGAGGGGAGAGTGTGTAAATATAACCTAAGTCACTGTACGTGTTTACATAAATCAAATCAAACAAAATGGAACTCCAACGTGCTATCAGAAACGGCGACCTCGACGGGCTTCGTAAGCTCGAACACCAAATCCTCGAACACGTAAATCACGTGTACGAAGATGCTGGAAATGGAAACGATGATTACGAAAACTTCAGTCTTTACTGGATTACCGATCAAGAAGACAAGAAACTCGCGCTCGAGATGTTCATGATTTTTGTGAACACGTGCGAAACCGCGTTAGGTGACTACTTCCATGAATACATGGAGGTGATGGCCTATCCCGCGATGGTCGGCGCGGTGTGTAGAAAAAACCAAGCAATCATAGATATCCTGAAGACGTTTTTAGACGATGATTCATACATGGACATCGTTTACACTTTCAACTAGTTTAAAGAGTAGATACGTGTAATATACAGTAGAAGAAGAGCTCTTATAACTCAGTTGGTTAGAGTGTGGTGCTTATACCTAAGTATATTTGTGTGAGTTTATTCTCACAAAGGCACGCCAAAGTCACGGGTTCGATCCCCGTTAAGAGCAATTTACTTTTTACAAACGAATCCCGGTTGTAAAAAGTAATCTCAGTACATATAAAATGTCTCCACCAAAAAAGAATGATCCCATGCGTAAGGGCTACAGCGCTACTAGCATAAAAAACCTCGCAAACCAAATAGGACAGCGCGCGAACAAGGCTGTGAACAAGGCCCTCAGATCTGGCTACAGTGCGACGAGCATGAAAAACCTCATCGCACAATTTGAAAAGAAGGCTGGTGTTCGTAAATAAATCTCGTGTAATATAAATGAAGTTTCTTCAAGATACTAATATCCTCGTACCAATGGTAGCTGCTTCCATATACGGAGCTGTCAAAGTTTCTAACGTGAATTTTTATCCACGTGTCGATAATATTTTGAACCAGACCACTTTGTATGGAATCATAATCATGATGCACGCGATGTTTGGAATCAGCCCAATCAGTGAAGTCCCAGAAAGAACCAAGTCGATCACTGGGAGTGTCTGGTTTAAATTGATTTCTTTGCTCGTTCTCTCTTTCTCCGCGACCCGTGATTTTGAAGATGCAGTACTCGTGCTCGTAGCTTTCCTTGGTTTGGTTCAGCTTTTGCGCACAAAAGAGGAGCGCAAAAAATACCCATATATAATAGCATAAATGATTCGCGCATCACATGATATTTACAAGTATAGACGTATTAAGATCCGTACCACTATACTTGAAACTATCTACAATAAATCACCTATATCCATGAACTATCAAAAACACGATAACGACCGTTTACGTTTTAGGTTCAGGGAAGCGATCAGGGAAGCAGAAGAAATTTGTTCGGAGAAGAAAGAGTGTAGCGAGTGTTACAACGCGTGGTACGAAGTTGATGAACTCGAAGATTCACTCATGCGTCTCGGTGAAGAAGTTATCCAAGAGAATAATATGAGGTACGGGTCACTCATACGTAGAAATTTCAAGAATAGATGGAACGTTAAGAATGTTGAAGACCATCACGTGATTCCGTACCAGTTTAGAAATCACCCACTCATTAAGTATTTGAGGTACGACGTACACTCGAGCGAAAATATAATCATGATGCCCCGTTTTTTGACACCCAATTTACGCGAAAATCGTCTCACACACAACGGCGGGCACAAAAAATATAACAAGTACGTCGGGACCATACTCGATTCCATCGATAAACTTGATGACCCAGAACCAGATTTTAGAAAGTTTGTTGACTTTTTAAAAGTTGGGTGTCGTTTTAGACCTCAAGATATACCCTGGCCTTAGTATCCATGTTCGAGTAAATCTGTCGTCGCGTCCGGATACCTTTTAGAGAAGAAATCCTTCTTATTCCAGTCACTGTGTCCTATGGTACTGGAATGAGATCTGTCTATAACCATACAGTGTCTTAGATCTTTGTAATACACGCGAGCACCTTTAGCTATCAAATCCTCATGTTTCATGTCTACGTGATTATCCATAGGATAGAAATGTTTGTGGTACTTGCGCATGTTATCTACGTGTATGAGATAACACTTAGTACTCGATATCCAATTCACGCGTTGTAAACCCGTTTCAGACGTGTTAGATGCGGGGAGCCTGGAGAGACAATGGAAGAAGCACAATTCAAAGTCATCCCCGAGTTCGTCTATCACGGCTTGTATTTCGTCAAACAGACTCTTGTGTTTTATGACAACGTTATCTTCAAATACGACCGCGTATTTTAAACCTTGCGAGAAACATCTATCGTATATGTCCATGTGCCCAAAGAAACACCCTATCGCACCCATATTAAAGTATGTGATATCAGGTCTCACACTAGACTTGTCGTAGTGTGTTTTGAGTGCGAATCTATAGTATCTGGGTTCTATGTAGTCTGAGTACCACTTTATGGAATTTGGTGTTTTGGTTTCTGGGCCATATACGACTTCTAAAGGCACGGTCTTGTCGTATGAATCCAAGAATTTCTTGGAACGTTCATCGGACGATTTCATGGTGAGCAAAAAGCATTTGTAATCTACGCGTGGTGAATACAGTATATTTTTGAGTACGATTAACACGAATGTTAAAATTATTACAAGTGGTAGTGCTACCATACCTAAAGTATGGTTACATAATTATCTACGGAGAGATGCGATAAAGTTCATAGACGTCTTCGTCTGGTGTAAAAATTCGTATTGACACACGGCCGCTTGAACTACTGGACAAGGGATACCCGCGTGCGCGCAGTGCATCACAAATGTTCGTGCATATGCGATGGAATCATTCATGATATCAAATGGGTTTGAATCCATAAACATGGAGCACTCGAGTGTGCTCCCTTTAATGCACCCTTTGATTTTAGGTGAAAGTTGGATGCCTTCGTGGTACACCATAGCGTACACAAAACGCAGAGTCTGTAAAGCGACGAGACGATCAAAGAACTTGTTGAAACACTGCTTCGTATCTACAAGTTTCATGTATCTACTCGTCATTCGAGCATTCAAGCTCGTTTGGAGCACAGGCGTTGGAATGTGTGAATCCAGAGCGTGCATAGCACACCAAATAGACTTGTCGTTGATGTGCGCCATGTCTTCGTACTTGTACGAGTTATACAAGCGACTGATACTCGTCTTGAGTACGGGTCCATCGATATCCATTTTACGAGCTTCGTTGAGAGTACATGTGATTGACTGGTCTTGGTTACAGTATGCATACATGTCCGCGTACGCTTGAAACAATGCACATTCCATGTTTTCATGAATCATGTGTAAAAACTGTGTGTATCCGTGTTCATCGCCCGCATACACGATTTCGTCGGCAAACATCCTAAAAAAGAGTTCTTGTGCTTGGAAGATTTCGGGTTTTCCGTCGACGATTACCATTTTATTAGACATCGCCGCATCCAGGTAATGGATGCCTTTAATTTCACACAATTCAGCGTACTTTTCGGCGTTTGTGTACTTTTCATTACTCATGTTAACGATGGTGTCTTCTTTGTCACACCATTCGAGTAGTTGACAGATAGTCCTTTCTGATTCTTCTTCATCCACGCCGAAGGTTGCGATCGTTCTTGGACCCGACATGTGTAACGTCAGGTCGGCCACGGATGGGTGCGACTTTACTTTTCTAAAACATTTAAGAGGAGTAGAATTTTTATCGTAGACGTGAAGTTCCTTAAACTGTTGCGCCTTTCGGATGACCCGAAGACTTGGATGACTGATACCGATAATACCGTAAGACATGTTTACTTGTGTATGTTTTGTGTTTCTCTTTTATATCAGTTCCAGCCAAACATTGACATGTCTGTGTAATCACACCATGGATACACCTCTTCGTATCCCATAAAGTTTTGGGCTCGAATTCCAGCTTCTCTGCATTCTCTGCATATCTCGATGTTGTCATCGATGATGAGGTCGATCGCCAAGCTTTGACAGATATCAACCTTTTTAACTTCGTGGTCCGTAAAGCTATTCGTGATCACCAAATCATCAAACATACCTGGAAAGTGATTGAGTAACCATTCTTCGGTCTTAATTCGTGCACACCCTTGTCTACCCGTGACCGCGTACAATTTTTCGGCTTTTCCTCTCAATTTAACTACGCCGATTTGAGAATTGTATATTGGTTGCAATCTTATAAATTCCGGTGAGTCATAAAATTCTCTGACCATGCGCCTCGACTCATCTTCCGATATACCGAACATTTCTCGGTACAAATATTTGTACTTCGTGTTAGACGGGGGCATTTGGTGTCCTCGCCACCTCGCCATGGGCTTGACGAAAGGAACGAGGACTTCATCGATATCAACAGCAATTCTCTGCATTTATTATTATATCATTCGTAATCTCTAAATGCTATTCCAACGGGAAATCTAGGAACACCCAGATCCGTTAGATTTTGATACTTGACGGTCAACATCTTACCCATGTACTTGTCGCCGTTCTTGAACATCTCACGTCTCTTCTCCTGTGTACCTTCCGGTCTCACGGTAAATTCTTGTCCGTTTTCAGTGAGACACACCCAGGTAGGAGTACCGACGTCTTTACCAGTGCACTCTCGCATTCCGATGACTTTGTATTCATCTGTCTTAAAATCCTTGAGTTTTAAAAGGTAATTGCTTCTCTTACCAATTTCATAAATACTCGAAGGTTCACGAATCATCGTTCCTTCGTACCCAGCATCCATGTATTGTTTGTGTACAATCGGTAGATCTTTCTTTGTCTTGACCCATCTCGTCTCCACAGTAACACGTTCAAGTCTCTGGTCGAAGGTGAGGTCTGGTTGGTTTGTGTCAAAGTAGTCAAACACGTGAAATTCCAGTGCTTTGGGATTCGTCTTAAACAGGCTCGTGATTTCCTCGAATGTTTTGTTTGGATCGTAACATTCACCGTCCAAGTATTCACCTTCTTTGAGACCTTTACCGAGATGTTCCGTACCCGGTACAATTTTACCAGTTCGAGAGATACCACCCTTGTTAGACACGAGTAGACGTACTCCGTCAATCTTTGGTTGAACATAGAATGGTTCACTGATGTACTTCTGTCTGTCTTCCCACTTGTTTGCTAACATAGGAAGAATGGGTATCTCCTTTTGGTTTTCCCACATGGTCTTCGCACGTTTGAGAGCGCTATCATATCCAAGCTTCACGTGTATAGTGGAAACAGACTCTTTGCCACCAACCATACCAGTCTTTTTAATGATATTGGCGGTGCCATCGGAAAGCTTTTCGACGCTGATGTCGAAATAGCGCTTCTTTCCGTTTTTGTCGGTTTTAAAAATTGTTTCCATTATAGTAAGGGTAGATATGATTCCGGTCGTAAATTACGAGCGAATGGAGCGACTTAAGCCTCCCCAAGTCACAAAAGTTCCACTGAATGCGAACACAGCGTGCACTGTGATAATAATTTTAGCGGTTATTGGTTTATACAAAAGAAGCATAGACGTTAGTCAATCCCGTGGACGACGTTATATTTGATGCATTCTTCGACGTTCAAGTAGATGTCCTTCTTCATGAGCTTCTTGAATTCCTTTTCTGGGATTTCCGTCTTTTCACCGTAAACCTTGGTGATCATGTCCATGAACTTGGAGCACGAATCCATCTCGTTCTTGAGGTCTTCAAACTTACCCCAGAAACCATTGGTAGACAATTGGTGGATGAGGATGTGTGCGTTCTTACCCATACGACGTTCGTGACCACCGAGTAGCATGAAAGTGGCAGCACTACAACAGGCACCCTGTGCGATAGTCGTGACCTTCACGCGAGACTTTTCGATGATGTTCATGGCGCTCAAACCCGCAAACATTTCACCTCCATCGCTGCAAATGTGGATTCGAATTTCGGGCTTGTATCCTGGACATTCGATAGTTTGTCTGAGTAACTTCACCTCGAGTTTCTTGAATTCTTCGGTAAATTCAAGAATATCGTCCGTCGTCACGTCAGAGAAGAAGAACATTTCGTTTCCGATGATTCGAGTGGTCTTGAAATCATCTTCGCCGGTGGTAGCAATTGGTAGGATGGATGGAGCTGGCATTTGTTATGTAGAGTGTGTGTCTTTTAAACTGGTTCATGTGATTTAATCTTCTTCTTGATTTGAGACACCTCTCTAGGTTTCAATTTGTTACACATGGCCAAGTGGTTTATCACATCGAAATCTTGAGCGGTAAGACCATAAGACGTGTATGTATCCATGTCTCCAGACCTCGCATATTCACGAAGCAGTGCGAGTTCTTGATGCTGTGCACCTCGTGTTCTCAGGTGTATGTTTCTGTATTTTTGGTGTCTCATTTTGTAGTTTCCATATTTAGTCCAGAAACTTCCAGGTCTGAGAGTCTTTTCGTTTAAAACGCCATTTATGTAATACTTTGGTATGTTTACCGTTGAGTGTATGAAATACGACATGGAATCCCATATTCCGTTATAAATAGAAACGTCGTATAAATCTGCATCAGAAAGTGAATGAGATATCCTAGCAAAATCACACTTGGATGCGTCCACAAAATTCTCGTGTATCATACCCCAAACGTGTCCGTGTTCAGACATGGCATCTATATGGGACACTTCATCGTTTGTACACAACAAAGATACTGCAAACTCTTTCGGAGACACAAAATCATCTTTACCATCGGAAAAGTTTAGATAATCAAAGAAGTTGTGTAGATTTCCTTTACACTTCTCCGCCGCCACTTTTGTATTTTTATTATTTGGTTCAAGTGTAGATATGAGGTCTGGACTTCGTTTAGGTATGAGTATGGTTTCAAAGTTTGGTAAGAGAAACATGTTTGTGGTGGTGACTACAAACGAACCCTTGCTTAGTACACCACCGTCGGATACATGTTCTAATAGATGCCTCTGTGCTATGATATCGTGTCTGTACCCATCTATGAATATGTGCATGTTTGACCCTTTGAGTTCGTTTCTAACTTTGAAGTTATCTTCTAATTCTATACTATTTGATTCATCTAAAACTGCGTTTAATACGTAAGATTTACCGACTCCGTGACCACCGCATATTATAACATTTTTACCATTTCGTAAATGTGTTTTGAGTAACTCTATCTCATTGCGGTGGAGCGTATTATCTATCTTCTTTTTTTGTGTGGTTATTTTAACGAATGCGTCCATGTCAAAAGATGGTGATGATCTCGCTAATCAAGCTATAGATATTATTTTTGAGAACGACGCGCTTCAGACCAGGATATTTGAACCAATAAAAAGGAGATTTCTCCCTTACTTGTTATGTGTTGGTTTCTTTAATCTAACTTTATTTGTATTAGTCGCTTACATAGCGGCTCGTATGTCTGCCTAAACTGCGGAATCATTCGATTCTTCCACGACCTCTTCGGGCTCTTTCTTAGTCACGGACTCAATAAATTTCGACGCACGTTTCCGAAGTCCCGTTTTTTTCAAAGGATCAAACATTTTTCGTTGACCGGGCATGACGCGTCCACGCAATTCATCGAGTTCATCTTTGAGTTCGTTTTGAGACATGACTTGAGTTGGGTCCTTGAGTAGACTCATGATGGAATACTCCTTGATAGCCTTGAATGGCATGATTGGGTGAATGTGCAAAATTTCTGGTTTTCTAAAGATGTTATCATCTGGGAACTCCTTATCGAATGCAGTCAAGATCTTCTTTGGGATCGGTGGGCTTTGTTCGATGAGTCGATCCATCTCTTGTTGACAATCGTGAACCATCTGCGCACCATCGAATCCCCTGTCCACGAGTGGAAGGTTAAGTTCGAGTCTGATTCTACGCGACAATTTGCCGTACAACTGAGACGCAGAGCGGTGACTTTCCATCAATTCATTAATCTTGAGGAACTGCATGATGGTCGCGATGATACCCGCGATGAGGTTGAGACCACCGATGATGGCGGGAACTGCGGAGCGAATACTTTTAGGGAATTGTTCTTGGGCAAAGTTTGCCGTACCGGTGATGGTCGAGAGCACGATAACGGGGAGTGTAAAACGCATGCTCAGGGCTTGAAACATCAAAAATGCTTGGTAGTTCATGTATCTGTAACACGCCGCGGCTTCACCCCAATCTTGGAGAATCTTTTCTTGTTGAGTGTGCCACTTCTTTGGGGCGTCGGGCTTTTCGATATCCTTTGGGAAACCCACGATCATATTGTTCTCACTATTTTCTTGGCTCATATTAATAGTAATGAACATTATATTCTACATCCACCTATTGTTGTTTATCTCGATGCTCGTGATTCCCTTCCTGAAAAATACGCAGTTGCTCGAAATGTATAGTCTTCTCGTGCCATTCATATTTTACCATTGGTCTGTGAATGACGACACGTGTGCTTTGACGCAAATGGAGATGTATGTTACGGGTAATGATAAGGAAGAAACCTTCTTCGGTAGGATCATGGGACCCATATATAAGATGGAAGATACTGATGCAAACAAATTACTCAAGACAGTGATGTTTGCTTTATGGATGTTGGTACAGTACAGGTTAGGTAGAATAACTTTGGCCTAAGTTAGATACGCGCGCACTAATAATCATTACAAAATAAAGATGCCTTCTTACGCTCCAGTTTACGATTACAGATGGGGGTGTGGTACCAAAGCGGTGACGGATCGCTCCATCCTACACGGTGCACGAAAATTCTTAATCGTAAATGGGAGAAAACACGAAATCAACTATATTCCTAGAATCGGTGATCACGGAATTCATGGCGGTGTGCTACAAATCATGCGCGGCCAACGTGTCATCAACTATCACTAGATAAAAATTAGAAACTTATGTGTAATAGTAATCATGGACTACAAAGAACCAAAGAAGCGCGTGACCAAAAATGACAAGAAACATCGTAAACAGGTGTACTCCCAGAAGCACGTTCGAATCGCATTAAAATCTATGTATAATAATAATGAAGGCAAAAAACAAACAGCAATTGCTCGTGATAGTGGCCTTACTACTTCTCGCCACAGTAATTTACCTCATCCGTAACCCGGTCGTGAAACAGGTTCGTGTTCGAGAACGCGTCGGGGTAAGAGTTCCAGTTCAAATTCCCGTCGAACGTGAATTTAGAGCTCCACCCATCAAGGAATACAAGCCCGACTACGTCCAACAGATGGGTGTTTTGGTGGGTGAAAACAATGAGACGCTCCCTCTCTACGGTAAGGAAGTGAGAGGAAGACGCGATAGCTACCACTATTACACGGTGACTCCCGGTGAACAAATGTACTCTCTTCCAGTGTCTATCGGTGAAAGAGACTGCATGGATGACATCGGGTGTCAAGAAATTTACGGTAACGAAACAGTGAACGTGATGGGACAAACCGGTGATTACACGGCTAAAGTTTACCGAACGGATCACTTCTTTTGATCGGACGGGCTCAACATTTTTTGAGCTCTATGAATGCTATCGACACTCACGGCTATGGTAGACAGTAGACTCAATAAACCACACGCGTATCCCGTCAGTTTCATGGGTCCGACTGGTACCCACTTGAGTTTGCTGTATCCCATGTTCATTATGAATATGCAACATATACACGAACTGAGAGCAGACATGCTGTAGTCCTTGGACTTGGCGAAAGGTACGGTTGGATCAAAAAAATCGGTTCCACCTACACTCGGCATAGATATACCAAACAGTTTAAGTAACCCAGTGATCGGAGAAAATATGATGGTAGCCATTTATATTTGCACACATTTTATTTATCCGATTCGTACGATTCACTCTTAAACATGTTAAGTCCGCACGAGCCAAGTGTGACCACTTGAGAACTCATGCATGAGCACACGCAGCACATCACGATGAGAAGATGGATGGGAGTTTTGAAGGGTGGGAATTGTTTTGCCATGTTAGCGGTCGCCTTGACTGGCCCGTATACCAAGAAGTAGCAACACAAAAGTGTGCATATGTTTGAAGCTATCGCCGATAAGCTACACTGTGGACTACCCATAGTTATTTACATTTCATACATATTTTATTTTTAGTTTGAACTTACGTTCCATGAACTTAATCGCGTCAGACATGTTTGGGTGACTCCACAAGAGCCACCTGGACCAAAAACCTGCGGTCTTCAAACCCGAGATTCCCCAATCCTCGAGTTTGCTTCGTGATAAGCCCAACATGCGTTCGTGTACACGCTCTGGGTCCTTGAATTTACGCGTATCTCCACCACCGTGACGCAAAACATAGAGTCGCATCCGCATTGGGTCTTTGTGTATGGTGTAGTCAGTGTATCCCTTACCACCAAAGTCTACGTGATCACCGTTAGGAAACGTGACCCGGTACTTCTTATCACGGATCGGACTTTTTTTGAGAGTGACTCTCATTATTATTTATATCCGAAAAAGTTTTAGAAAAAAAAATATTTTTTTGAAAACTTTTTTTAGAAAAAAGAAATGTAAAAAATAATTTTTTTTCTAAAACTTTTTATAGAATTTTTATGTATAAAATCAAAATAGACATACTTTAGACATGCCTCCTATATAGACTACGTCTTTTGGTTTAAAATAGACATACTAAACTTT